GTTTCAATTTTTTTCATGCAAAATTGGAAACTTAGGTATAGTTATAGCTATATCAGTTTAAGTTCAAACTAAAACCAATGGGAAAGGGAAGAAAAAAGCTACCAACAGAATTAAAAAAAATGAAAGGGACAATGCAGAAATGTAGAACTCTTGAAAATGAAATGAGTGTTGATTTATGTATTGAGATTCCTCCCAGTCCTGATTGGCTTTCTCCTATCGGAAAGGAAGAATGGATCAAGATTACAAAACAACTCTTTAATTTAAATATGTTGCATCAGGTAGATTTGAAATTGATTGAAGCTTATGTAAATGAGATAGCAATTTATATTGAATGTGAAAAGCAACTAAGAGAAACTGGAAGAGTTGATGAATTTTTAAACTCAGAGGGTGAGCTTATTAGGAGGCAAGCCAAGCCATTGGTTAAAATGAAAAATGATGCTTTGAACAATGCTTTAAAATTAGCCAGTCAATTTGGCATTACTCCATCAGCAAGAGCATCAATCTCAGCTCCTCAGGTAACTAACAATACACAAATAAATAATTATTTTGATTAACAAAATATACAACGAAAATTGTTTAGATACAATGAATAAAATTCCAAATAATTTTGTTGATTGTATTATTACAAGTCCTCCCTATAATAAAGGATTTTGGAGTAAAAACAGAAATATTAATAATGGATGGAAAACAAAATGTAGGAGAATTGATTATGAAGTTTTTGATGACAAATTAAATCCAGATGTTTACGAAAAGCAACAAAAGAAAGTCATTAAAGAATGTTTGAGAATATTGAAACCAAATGGAAGTTTTTTTTATAATCATATTGATATACTTAATGAACATAATACAATACATCCAGTATTTGTATATGATTTTCCAATTAAACAGATAATCATTTGGAACAGAAAAGGTACACCAAAAATTGATAAAAGTTATTTTTATCCAATTAACGAATATATCTTTTGGATAAAAAAAACAAAATCATCAATTCCAAATTTTTATAAAGAACAATCAATATACAAAAAAAACATTTGGGATATAAACCCAGAGAAAAAAAATACACACCCAGCTCCATTTCCAATAGAATTAGTTGGGAATTGTATCCTATCCACAACAAAAGAGAATGATTTGATTTATGACCCTTACATGGGTAGCGGAACAACAGCAAAGGCTTGTATTAAATTAAAAAGAAATTATTTAGGAAGTGAGATTAATAATAAATACATAAAAAAATTTAAAAAAACTTTTATACAAACTAATCTATTTTGAGTAAATATTATTTTGATAAACAAGCAAGTGATAAGGCAATAGGATTTATTGAAACTTTTATTACCCATACTAAAGGAGAGCTTACTGGGCAGCCATTACTTTTGGAAGAATGGCAAAAAGAAATAATTAGTAATCTATTTGGATGGAAAAATAAAGATACTGGATTTAGAAAATTTAGAACTTGTTATATTCAAATCCCAAGAAAGAATGGTAAAACAACACTATGTGCGGCCATTGGATTATATATGTTATTTGCTGATAAAGAAAGAGGAGGTGAAATATATGCAGCGGCTGGTGATAGAAACCAAGCTAATATAATTTTTGACATAGCAAAGCAAATGATTATTAATAATACAGAGCTAACAAAAAGAGGTAAGGTATTTAGGAACTCAATAGTTAACGAAAGTAAGGGTAATTTCTTTCAAGCAATAAGTTCAGATAGTTCTACTAAGCATGGGTTCAATGCCAGTTGTATTCTTATGGATGAGATGCATGTTCAAAAAAATAGAGATTTATGGGATACATTACTAACATCAACTGGAGCAAGGACTGAGCCATTATGCTTAGCAATTACTACAGCTGGGTTTGATAAGCAATCTATTTGTTATGAACTTTATGATTATGCAAGTAAAGTTAGAGATGGAGCGATTGACGATCCAACTTTCTATTCAGTTATATATGAAGCTTCTGATGGAGATGATATTCAAGATGAAGAGGTTTGGAAAAAATGCAATCCAAATTATGGAATCAGTTTAAGAAAAGAATACATGGAAAGAGAAAGCCAAAGAGCTGTTGATGTTCCATCTTATCAAAATACATTTAAGAGATTGATGTTAAATCTTTGGACTGATTCTCAAACTGTTTGGATTACTAATGATGATTGGATGAAATGTAAACAAGAATATGACTATAAAAAACTTGAGGGAATGGAATGTTGGGGTGGTCTTGACTTAGCATCAACAAGAGATATTAGTGCTTTTGTTTTAATATTTAAGGATGAAGATAAGTATATTGTTTTACCTCATTTATTTATTCCCTCTGAAAATGCAAAGCAAAGAAGTGAAAGAGATAAGGTTGATTACATGACTTGGATAAATCAAAATTATATAATTGCAACTGAGGGAGATGTTGCTGATTATAATTATATTAAAGCTAAGATAAATGAATTAAGTAAGTTATACAGAATACAATCTATTGCTTATGATAGATGGAATGCATCTCAATTAGTTATTGATTTAATTAATGATGGAGCAAACATGACTCCATTTGGTCAAGGTTTTGTAAGTATGTCTGCACCAACTAAAGAATTAGAAAAGTTAATTATAGGAAAACAAATCATTCATAATAATAATCCAGCAATGAATTGGATGCTTTCAAATGTTGCAATACAGGAAGACCCAGCTGGTAATATTAAGATTGCAAAAAACAAATCAAGAGAAAAGGTTGATGGGATGGTTGCTTTAGTCATGGCTCTTGGAGAATACATGACTGGAGAAGAAGTAAATAGTATTTACGACAATAGGGGACTTTTAATATTATAACTATGGATTCAAAAATAATAGCATTACTAACTCCAGAGGGATTTGATGAAAGATTCTGGGACAATGCATCTAAATATAAAACTTATAAAAAAGCTTATGAGAAGCTTGAAGATGAATATGAAACTTATTTTGGTAAACGTAAATATTCAGACTATAATTCTTATAGAGTTTGTAGAGATAGAAGAATAAAAAAAGGTAACATTGTTACACATAGGCCTGATTATTAATTAATATTATTGTAAAAAATATTTAATCTTTGGGCTTAATAGATAACATTAGAACTTTATTTACTGCTAATAGTTCTAAGAAGATAGATAAAAGAGGGATTAGTTTAAATACAATATTCCCTGATGCTGATGTTTTTGATTCTGATAAAGCATTAACTCTTACATCAGTTTGGAATGCAATCAGATTACTTTCTGAAAGTGTTTCATCTTTACCAATATCAGTTTACAGAAAAGAAAATAATGGTGATAAAGTTGAGGATGTAAATCATAGAATTTACAATCTTATAAAATTTAAACCTAATAACTTTCAAAATAAAATAACTTTTTTTGAATATATTATGTATTCAGTTTTAACTGATGGTAATTCTTATGTTCAAATAGTAAGAGATAATTCTGCAAACCCAGTTCAACTCATACCATTAAATCCTGATTATGTAAATATATTTATTAAAGATAATGAGTTGTTTTATCAAATGGATGGTGGAAGCGTTTTAGATAGTGCTGATGTCTTACATATAAAACTAATTACAGATGATGGAATTGAGGGACTTTCACCTATTGACCAATGTGCTAAGGCTATTAACTGGAATCTATCAATAGAAGAATTTGGATCAACATTTTTTAAAAATGGAGCAAAACCAAGTTCAGTATTATCAACTGATAGAGCATTAAGTGAAACAGCAATTGAAAGATTAAAAAATAGTTTTAATAGTTCTTATGCAAAACTTAAAAGCTCAAACTCAACTATTATTCTTGAAGAGGGATTAACATTCAAACCGATTTCAATATCACCAGAGCAAGCTCAGTTTTTAGCATCAAGACAATTTGGAATAGAAGAGATAGCAAGAATATTCAATATACCTCCTCACATGTTAAAAGATTTATCTAAGTCAAGTTTTAACAATATTGAAATGCAATCTCAAGAATATGTAACATATACATTGATGCCATATCTAACAAGGATAGAGCAAGAGATGAATCTGAAACTATTTAGAACTAATGAACTTGGAAAGACATTTGTTGAATTTAATGTAAATGGATTACTTAGAGGAGATGTAAAAACAAGGAATGAAGCTTATAAAACCGCAATACAAAATGGTTATATGAGTATCAATGAAGTTAGACAAAAAGAAAATCTAAACTCAATAGAGGGGGGCGACCAACATTTTATTCAAATGAACATGACAACAATAGAAAACGTAGGAGATGCCAGCTTATAAATGTGATAATGGTAAATATAGATGGGGTGCTACTGGCCCATGTAAATATGATTCAAAGCAACAAGCTGAAGATGATAATAAAGATTATTACAGAAATATAACAATAGTATCTGGCTCACCATGTTCAGGAAAAAATACTTATGTAAGAAAAAATAAAAAAAGAGGTGATATTGTTTGGGACTTTGATAAAATTCATTCAGCATTGACTGATGAATCAACGCACAATCATATTGAGCAAGTAAGAAAATATATCTTCTCAATGAGAGATACTTTTTATAATGACTTAGAAAACGAAAAGGATTTAAGAGTTTGGATTATAAATTCATCACCAATAAGAAGTGTAAGAAATGAATTAGCTAAAAGATTAAATGCTAATATTGTTTATCTAAAAAGAACTAAGGAGGAATGTCTTAAAGTAGCTGAGAATGAAAGGCCAGAGGAATGGAAAGGTTACATTGAAAACTACTTTGAAAGATTTGAAGATATTGAAGAAAATGAAAATATTAATATTATTGAAGTTAAGGCATTAAGTGATATTGATTTTACTCCTACTCAAGGAATGATTGATGAAGCAAGAAAAGGACTTGAGTGGAGAAAAGAATTTGGTAGAGGTGGGACTGAGGTTGGAATCCGCACAGCAAGAATGATTATAAACAATGAACTTACTCCTGATAGAGTAACAAGAATGTTTAGCTTTCATTCCAGGCATCAAGTTGACAAAGAGGCGGAGGGCTACAACTCAGGAGAAAAGGGCTACCCATCTAATGGGAGAATCGCAATAGCTCTATGGGGAGGTGATGCTGGCTTTTCTTGGTCAGAAAGGAAAAGAGAAGAGATAGTAGAGGAGGAAGAAAAAAGAGTTAGTGCTAAAATAAAAACAGCATTAGAGAATAAAAGAGATGAGCATAATGAAGAAATTAAAGAACTTAGTTTGGATTGGGATGCTTCTGTTACTTTACCAATGTTGGAAAAGGTATTTGATAGAGGGGTTGGGGCTTATAATACTAATCCTCAATCAGTAAGACCCTCTGTAAAATCCCCTGAGCAATGGGCATTAGCCAGAGTGGGAAGTTTTTTATATGCTATGAAAAAAGGTAAATTTAGAAGTGGTAAGCATGATACAGACTTACTACCAAGTAAACATCCAGTAAAAAAAGAAATGGAAGAAAAAAAATTAGATATGAATATAGATTGTAATGATTGTTTTAAAAACAAAAGAGAATTAGTAGGTACTATGATAACAGATGGAATTGAATTACCATTGTTTAGCACAAAAGAGGAAGCAGAGAAAATGGCTGAAGAACTGGGAGGTAGTGGTTCTCATATCCATACTTTAGATGGTGAAGAGTATTATATGCCATTTGATTCACATGAACAATGTAAGATAATGATGTCAAAAGATAAAAATATGGAAGAGGAAGTAGTAATGGAAGAATCATATCACTATGATAAAGATGAAGAGGAAGATGAAAAAAAATTCAGAAATAATAATCCTAATGTAGAAAAAAGAACATTTAATCTTGAAAGTAAAATTGAAACAAGAGAGGTTGATGGTAAAGAAAGAAATGTTGTAGTGGGATATGGAAGCGTTTATAATTCAAGAAGTGAGAATCTTGGTGGTTTTTATGAGTACATCTCAGAGGGTGCTTTTACTGATGAGCTAATTAATTCATCTGATGTAAGAGCATTAATTAACCATGATCCAAATTTAATACTTGCAAGAAGCAAAAATGGTAAAGGTACTTTAAAATTAAATGCTGATTCCAAAGGTTTGAAATATGAGTTTGAAATGCCTGATACATCTTATGCAAGAGATTTATTAATCAACATGAAAAATAATAATTTAAACCAAAGCTCTTTTGCTTTTACTATTCCATCTGGTGGGGATGAGTGGAGTTCAGATGAAGCTGGTAATAATATAAGAACAATTAATAAGATTGAAAAATTATTTGACATTTCAGTTGTAACATATCCGGCATATTCCCAAGCGGCTTCTGATGTAATGGTAGCACAAAGAGGATTAAAACAATATAAAGAAACAAAGAAATTAGTCAAGCATTCTCTTCTTGGACTAAAAATTGAAATAAATAAGAGAAAATAATAATTAAAATTAAATTTAAATGAAAACATCAATTGAATTAAAAGAGTTACGTTCTGATAAAATCTCAATATTGGAGAATATAAAAGATGTTGCTTCAACTGAGAAGAGGGACTTAACTGAAGAAGAAAACAGTCAAGTGGATGGATTATTAGCAGATGTTGATAATCTTGATGCTAAGATTGAAAGAGCTGAAAAAATGGAAACTATCAAAAGAAATAGTGCTGTTGTTTCAGGAGTAGAAACTAAAAAGGTTGAGAAAGAAATCAGAAAATATTCTTTCCAAGATGCATTTAAACAAGCTTACTCTGGTAGATTAGAGGGACTTGTAAAAGAAATGGATCAAGAGGCAAGAAATGAATCAAGATATACTGGGCAATCTTACAAAGGAATTGGTATTCCATCAAGCGTTTTAACAAGAGCAGAGATAGCTACATCAGCTGGAAGTGCTACTGATGTAATGGCTTGGACTGACCAATTAGAAGCTAATCTTGTTTTAGCAAGTGCGGGTGCTAATTTTTACAGCGGTATTAATGATATGAAGTTCCCAGTATTTTCTTCAATAAATTCTGGATTTGTTGCAGAAACTGGTGGCTCAGCTCCAGCGGCAAATGGAACTGCTTCAAGTGTTACTTTATCACCAAGCAAAATGATTTCTATTGTAAATGTATCTGCTGAGGCAATGATTCAAAACCCATCTCTTGAGGCGGCTTTAAGAAGAAACATGGCTCAATCAGTTGCATCTACTTTAGAATCAGCTTTATTAGATACAAGTGATACAACTAATGCACCAAATTCTATCTTTGCTGATGCAGCTACTGGACCAACTGGTGAGTTTACAGCTGCTAATGCAATCTCAATGGAATCAACTTTACTTGCTAATAATGTAGATTTACAAGGTGCAAGAATGGCTTACTTAATGGATGCTGATGCTTATGCAAAAATTAAAACAGAAGCTCAAGTAAGTTCAGTTAGTCCAGCTTATGACTTGAATGACAAAACTGTTAATGGTTACTTTGCATTTGTTTCATCTAATGTTGCATCAAGTGGAACAGCTTCTAAAGACCATGTACTAATGGGAGATTTCTCAAAAGTACATATTGCTCAATTTGGAGGAATAGATGTTCTTTATGACCCATACACTAATGGAGGTATCGGAGTACCAAGATATGTATTAACATCTCTTGTTGGCGGTGATGCTGTACAAAATGATACTGCATTCGTTCAATTAACTGAGGCATAATAATTAGTATTAATTAGGGGAGGCGAAAGGCATACATGCAAAGGTTCTCTGACTAACCTCCCCTTTTTTATAAATTCAACTATGAGAGCATATAAAGTAGTAACTCCAGCAACAAGCAATCCAATAACATTAACTGAGGCAAAAACTCATTTAAAAGTTGATACAACAGCAGATGATACATTTATCACTAATTTAATTAAATCAGCAACATCATCAGCTCAAGAATACACTAATAGATTCTTTATTGCAACTACCATCCAACAAGTTGGAGATAAGTGGGAAGATATAAGTAATCTACTAAAATCACCAGTTGCAAGTGTTACTAATATTAAATATGTTGATACATCTGGTAGTTTACAAACACTAAATACAGATGTTTATTTTGTTGATGATGTTAATAAGCCAGCAAGGATTGGATTAAAACCTAATCAATCATTCCCAGAGATTATTGATAGACTAAATGCTGTTCAAGTAAATTATGTTGTTGGTTTAGCGGCTGGAGCAGATGAGGTTGATGAGGGTATAAGGCAAGCTTTGTTATTAACTATTGGTAATTGGTATCAAAATAGACAGGCTGTTGTTACTGGAACAATAGCAACTGAGCTTCCAATGAATGCTAAGTTTTTATTAGACCAATATAAAATTCAGGTATGCAGATAGGGCATCTTGATAGAAGAGTTACTTTACAAAACTATGTTACAGAAGCTAATAGCTATGGAGAGTTAATAGAATCTTATAGTGATTATAGAACTGTTTGGGCAAAAGTAGATTTCTCTGGAGGAAGTGAATCAGATGAATTTGATAGGATAACAGCAATAAGTAAAGTAAAGTTTTTTATTAGAAATCTTGACTTAGCAAACTTAACCGAAAAAACAAGAATAAGCTATGATAGTAAATTATATTACATTCAAGCAATAAATGAGATAGAGGGAAGAGATAGTTTTTTAGAAATAATAACTGAACAAAGAGATTAAATGAGTTTTAGTAGAGCAACAGATAGAGTTACATTTAAGATGGAGGGTGTGAAAGAATTGCAAGATTTATTTGCTCAATTACCTAAAACATTAAACAATGATAAAATGTTCAATAAGTTCTTTAGAGAGAACTCAAAACCATTAATTAAAGAAGCCAGAGCTAATCTTGTAAAAGAGAAAGCTGATAAGACTGGAAGATTAAAAAGGTCAATTGGTTACTTTACAACAAGGAGGTCAAGAAAATTTTTAGGGGGGTTTGTTGGACCAAGAGTTAAAGGTGCTTTCGGTGCTGGTAAAAAAAGTAAATCTGGTGAGGGTAAATCAGGTTACTATGGAGCTTGGATTGAATATGGTGATGAGGTAATGTTTGGAGGAAAAGGACCAATGAAAAGAGCAAAGAAATATTTTGAACCAGCATATCAATCTACGAAACGTATTATGTTAAAAAATACTATTAGAGATGCTGAAAAAGTAATTGCAAGGAGTGTTAAAAGCTATGCAAAGAGAACTGAGAAATATGGAGTTTTTGGAAGATAATGAAAGTAGGGTTAGCATTATATAGTTTATTGAGTAACAATGGAGAGGTTAGTTCAGTTGTTGGAACAAGAATCTTTCCAAACGTAGCTCCTCAAACTACTACATTCCCATTCATAATATATGAAGTGGATGGTGATGATCCAAATGATACAAAAGATGGAGTAAGTACAGTAGATGTAAACAATGTTACTATAAGTTGTTACTCTAAATCATATAGTGATGCAAGTGATTTGGCATTAAAAATAAGAACCGCATTAGATAGACAAAGCGGAACACATGGTGGGGTTTCAATTCAATCTATCCAATATGATAGTTATAATGATATTTTTGATGATAATCATGAGGATGGGGTTTTTAGGAAAGCAATAGATTTTAATGTAAGGATTATAAATACAGCATAATGAAATATAAATTAGAAAAGAATTTAAGAATGTTTGGTAAAGTTTACCAAGCTGGTGAATCAGTTGAATTAAAAGAAGAGGATTATAAGAAGCTCAAGAAATTGGGTTATTTTAAAACTAAAAAAAAGAAAGTAAAAGATGGCGACAATAACAGTTCAAACGATAACTGAAAGCGGAATAACTCCCACCTTTGCAAGTGCAACAGCAGATGGAGATGTAATGGATAATGATGGAAAGACCTTTCTCATGATTAA